CTGACCTTCAAGGGTCCGGCATTGAGTGTGATGCCGTGGCTCTGGCTGAGGGTGTTGCTTCCTACCTGAAGATTTCCCTTCTCAATAAGCAGTAGCTTTCACGTTGTCAGTGGCACCTCTTCGGTGTAGACTGCGTTCTGGAGGTTGTCATGCAGACAGACCAAGCGATCACAGATTACATTCGTAGGCAGTTCGGTGGCGGCGTTGTCGGTGTCGAATTGACAGGCGACCAGATAGCCGATGCGATCATGTCTGCGAAGCTGTGGTACGGCGGGAAGATTGGGCAATACTCTGTTGTTACTGTGGCGATTCCGAGCGGTGGTGGCAACGTTGATGCTGCTGATATAGCGGACGATTGCGCCATGGTTGTGGAGGTTGTCTTCGCTAGCCGTGGCATAGACATTCTCCACCAGTTCGATTGGGCCGGTGTGGAGTTGAGTGCGATGCCGAATGGTGTCCGTGGTTCTGGTGCGTTTGCAAGCCGTGGCGGGTACTCTGATTTGGTCCAGTTGATGCAGTACCGTGAGATGGGGAAGAACATCTTTAGTAGTGATGCCGACTGGGAATGGGATAGTGCGTCGAAGCAGTTGCGTGTATTCCCGATCAGCGGGAAGGATTTGGGTTCGAGTGCTTTGGTACGCTACCGCACCGACGAAATAGATTTGTCCAGGATCAGTTCGACCGATTACTGGTTCATCATGCGTTGGGCCTTTGCTGAGACTCAGCAGATTTTGGCGCAGATCCGAACGAAGTATGCTGAGTGGCCGAGTGCCACTGGTTCGATTACGATGAACGGCGACACACTGTTCACCAATGGTGAGGCTCTGAAGTCCGATCTGGATGAGAAGATCCGGTCGATGCGTGAGCCGCTTCCGATCATAACGGGGTGATACATGGGAAAGAGAGATGACGGGCTTCATTTTGTTGATGCCTATTCTGATTGGGAAGATGCGCAGGACCGATACCGTGACGAGAGAGCGGTGCGGTTCCGTGAATCCTTACTGCAACAGTCCGGCTTGACGCCTGATGACGTCGGGACCGAGCTTGAAGAGGAAGTCGGGGACGTTGACGTGTCTTTCGTGTTTGGCACTGCCACAGAGGCTCTGGATGCTTACAAGTATGCTTCTAGCCTTGGGTTGGCCGACGACTTGTTCTATGAGGACTCCGATGGGTTCGATCTTCGGTTGTCCGGTGAGATGGATTTGGACAAAGCCGATGCTTTGATCGAGTTCATGGGTGCCGCCTCACGGATCATCGAAGACGATATGGGCGATGAGTTTTCGTCCTGGCTGGGTTCTATCGTCGAAGTCACCGACCGGCAAAAGAAAGGCATTGCGAAGCTGAAGGAAAAGAAGAAGAAAAAGATGCAAATGCCGAAGGAGTACAATGCCTTGCATGGTGCTAAGGACGGCACGTTTTCGACGAGGAAAGCGATCAAGAGTGCTGGCAAGGGTTCGTATTCCCACCTGGGAACCAAGCGGAAGGCTGGGAAAGCCAAGAAGGGCCAGTTTCAATTCCAGATGACGAAGAATCCTTGTGGTCGGGAGGCTCGAGATGTCGGTCGCACCACGAGATGCCACGACGGGAAGTCCGGGTATCCATGGCCGAGCAGTAAGGTTCGGTCGAGGTAATGGGCACTGTTTATCCAGATCCTCTCGAGTTGACGCTGGCGAGGTCGTATGAGGAAGAGCGGCTTGTTTTGTCTGGCCATTCCGGGAAGTATCTTGTTTTGAACAAGAGTTCCAATGTTGACCCGCTGTACGGTGAGCCGGACGAGTCAGGTTGGGTGTATGACGAGTTCACCCTTGCGATGGCTGTCACCTACCAGGAAATGGAGAACAAAGAGACAGAGGCCAGAGAGGAGGGTGTCGAGCGCATGTACGATGCCGAAGCGTTCATTGCTTATAATTCGTGGGGAGCCTCGGGGCCACCGACGTTGCTTGGTGCAGACAGGAAGCCTGAAGCTGGGGATGTCGTGTTTGTTATGGGCCACTACTTCGATGTAGTGAAGGGTTCAGTAGGCGGCAACCTTGTGGATTCCGTTGACACTACCGGCTACAAGATCATGTTGAAGTTGAAGTCGAAGTTTGATGCTGAAAGGAGGGTTGGATGAGATGGGAAGATATCTCTGCAAAGCTGAAGCTGGAAGGTGTCTCGTTCGTGTGTCGGCACTGTGACAAGTTGATTGGTTCTCCGAGGCGTGACGAGGGGATTTGTGTCGTTGCGATGAGTCATGGGACTTGCAATGGACCGGTCGGCGGTGGTTGGTTCCAGGAGTATTCTGGGCCGTTGGACAGGCACTTGTGGAAGTTCTGCTTCGTGTGCGGGAAGGAAAGCAGTAAGGGTGTCCAGGTACGCATGGGTCACGAGGAGAGCCGCCCGATTGGTGTGTGCAAGGAGCACGAGAGTGTGTTGTTTACCTACAGTTCTCCGGGCGTGAAGTCTAGGCTTTTGCTGAATAAGAACGACGACATAATGGTGAGGTGTTGATATGGCGAGCATCATTGATGAAGTGACTGCGATCATGGCGATGCCTGATTCTGTGGACGCCGAAGAGAGCGTGAGTTGCGACGACCTGTCTGTTTACGTGGTGGCGTCGTTGATCGAGTGTGCGGGTGAGAAGCTGTTTGATGGAGACGTGCCTTTCTCTGTTGGGTGTCGGATCGCCGAGATGTTTGCCATGTACTCTGAGCCGAGCCTTGTGAGTGAATCATCCGAGTTCTTCGATTCGTCGAGAGAGACCTGGGTGTCCGTGTTTTCCTCGGTGTTGTCGTCGGATCTGGTTGACGGTGTGAGGCATGGGTTCAACGAGAGCACTGTGCGCAAACTGTACAGAAAGGTTTTGGTCGAGTGGTCCGCTGCAATGGGCAGGAAGTACGGATTCGTTCCGAGCGAAGTGAAGGCTCTTCAGGCTGCCGGGGAGATGCGTGGGGATGCTGTCAAGGTCGTAGAGGAGTTCAAGTCAAGGGCGTCGAGGTCGATGCCTGACAAGTCCTCTGTTGTTGCTGCCACGAGGATCTTGAATGGGTAGTGTGCGCTACAAGAAGCCACGGCTGACTGCCCGTTCTGGGATCATGCCAGCGATATTCCCGGACCAGAAGACTGTGAGTCGCATGAATGAGTTCATGGGCTCATTCGAGGGGCGGGTGGACCGTGGCATGGAACTGGTGTGTTTGGAGGCGTCTGGAGTGATCCTGGAGGCCGTGAAGGCGGGTGCTCCGTTGATTGGCGGTGTGGATTATGCAAAAGGGCTGAAGGTTGGGTTAGTGAAGGTGACCGGTGGTGCCGCTGTCGTGATTTACCATGATGGTTTGACCGCTACCGTGGGACGAGACACCGGGGACGAGCCAAGGACCGTGCTGTACTTCAGGCCGGTAGCTGGTTCTCCTGCTTGGGTGAGTGTTCTGGAGCGTTACAATCCATGGCCTGCATCGATGGTGCCAGCAAAGCCGTCCAGTGGCGAAGCGAGGGTCTTCTCCCGGCTTGCCACCAACTCGGAGGTACAGGACTTGGAGGATCGGTTGTTTGCCCAGAAGGGTGTGATTCAGACAATGCTTTCCGGTGCCGGGTTGAAGGGTGTTTTGGTTCGGAAGCCGGATGCTTCGGAAGGGATAGATGCGAGCCAGGATTTGGCCTATAGTGTGCTTCGTGCCGAGTTTGGGTATGGCGGGAAACAGAATGCTCATTGGCGACCTGCGATCAAGACGATGATGGACAAGATGCCTGCATTGCAGAAGAAGTTTGTCGAGTACGTGACGACGGGGAGTGAATCAGTGTTTGACCTTCCTGCGATCTCGGGTATAAATAGTAAGGGAAGCGATGGCAAGTTCCAGGACCGGATCTTGCGTGGACTAACGTAGACGTAGAGGTGTTTGAGATGGATGACAGACTGGCGAAGATGAGCGACGTGTTGAAGGATGCTGAGTTGGACCTGCTTCGGTCAAAGAACGACAAGATCGCAAGTGGCGAGCGTGACCCCGACGACTGGGAAGAAGTCGAGTATGATGATGACGAGGACGAGGACGACGACGACGAGTATGACGAGGACTAGCGCAATCGATTGCGTGGAGAGCAATGGCTGTGATTACTACCATCGGCCTTCGTGCCATAGACCAGGGAGTTATCGAGACTCTCGGCGGTGGTCTGTTTGATCTGGTTGTGGACGGTGGCACGAGGAAAGCATACGCCATTGATGTTGCCGGTATAGAGACAAGTGTTGCCGGGTTCGACGGAAGGGTGCCGGTATATTTCGCCTTTCCAGAGGATGTTTTCTCGAAGTATTCGTTGCCGTGTTTTGTTGTCAGGCGTGGTGATTTGACCCCTGCGTTCGAGCGCCAGCCTTGGTACGGTTATAGTCGAGTCCCGTCCGAAACGTCGAAGTCCGTGACCGTGAAGGGGAGATATGGCCGGTATGTGACTGGCCCAGATGCTTTCGATGTGAGAATGTATCCTGTCCCGTTCGATATTTCCTATGATGTTTTGGTGGTTGGCCGGAGGCAATCAGACGGGCTGAAACTGTTGGCCCATGCCCTCGGAGTAATGACGCCGCCGTATTTTTCTTTGAGATGTTTTGACAGTGCGGGCGATTCAAGGCTTTACGATGCGGGTGAAGTTTCGGTATCATCGGATTCTGAGCTTGCTGATATAGCTGACCGGAAAGTGGCATGGACGTTTTCTTTTGCTGTCCGTGCCGAGCTTGATGTAAAGGAAATGTCTACTGAGACAGATATCATCACAGCCGTTCCTGGCTTGACTGTTGGTGGACTTGACTAGAGGAGGGTGCGATGCCTTGGTATTACTATAGCGGAGATCATTCAGTTGCGGTTCCTGTTGGGGATGGAGAGGTTCGTTCGATTCGCCCTCACAGCAAGTTCTTTGTGAATCCTGGATCTGAGTCTGGTCTTGCCTTCAAGATGTTGTTGCGAAAGGGCAAGGTTTGTGCTACATCTCCAGTCAAGGGTGTCGAGCCACCAAAGCCGAAAGTTGATCTTGAAGTGGAACTGAAGCTGCCACCGACGAGGTTTTCTTCGTCCGTGACCGAAACCAGCTTCGGGCCTTCCAAACCTGTAGAAGTCACCGTACAAGAATGGAGTGATTCGGGCAGTGCTGGCAAGGTTGCCGCCAAGGTTGCCGCAGCGCTGAAGACCAAATCCTCTGGCTCCAAGAAGTCCAAAAAGGGCAAGGAGCCCGAATCGGATGCGATGCCCGAATCGATCGAGCAGATCGTGACGGACGAGTCAAGTAACGGAGGCGAGAAATGAGCCAGTACACGTACCCTGGGATTTACCTGAAAGAGAACTTTGGTACTCCGGTATCAATCAACGGGGATAGCCCGTCAACCTTGTCTCTGGTTGGCTGGACGAAGCAGGGGCCGATGGAGCCCACGCTGGTCACGTCTTGGCCCGAGTTCGCCGAGACATTCGGCGGGTTCACCACTGATAGTGACGTTCCGGTTATGGCCTATGCTTTCTTCAAGAACGGTGGGAGCCGGCTGTACGTTGTTCGGGTTGCCCCGAGCGATGCGACTGGTGCTTCTTTCACCATGAGCAACTATGTTGAAGGTGAGGTGCTTACCCCCGATGCCGCCGTTGTTGCGGGACAGACCGTTGTCATGTTCACTGGGAGCAATGTGCTTGATTCGTTGCCGCTTACGGCAGAGACGCTGAAAATCGTCGACAGTGCTGGCAATGAGTTCGAGGATAGTGGTGACGGGGTTCTGGATAGTTCAAGTGGTTCGGGGTCGGTTGATTACGACACTGGTGAGATCGTTCTCGAGTATACGTCTGCTCCAGGTGCCGCTGTCACGTATGAGGCCGAGTACGACTGTAAGGTTTTCACTTTTGAGATGAAGTGGGCTGGGGCAGTTGGTGCTTACTTCGGTTTATGGATCGGTGGAGATCCGAACTATGAAGAGATGGCCACCGGTGCTTATTCGAGATTCATCGTTGAGGTTCGACGGTACACGTCCGAGAGTTCGTTCGTGTCCCTTGAGACCTTTACCGGTTTGAGCCTGACAGATCCTACAGACGATGATTACATCGTGACGGTGTTGAACGATGCGTTGTCAGGTTCGGATTATGTCGAGGTCACGGAGTACGGCAACACGTTTGAGTTGGTTGGTTTCTTCAATGGTGCGCCGAAGGTTGACCTTGTAGGGTCGCTTGCACCCTTACCAGATGGTGGCGAGAAGCAGTTCGAGGTAACTCTGGACGATGGTGGAAGTGATGAGTTCGCTTGTAGTCCTTCGTCCTACAGGGGCTATCTCGGCTTGTGCGAGAAAGACATCATCGTTGGCCTTGGGGACGGCACTGCCAGCCCTGTTGTGGCGATGCTGCCAGGACAAGTCGCTGAGCCAGATGCTGGCGATGCTTTGTTACAGGCAACGCTTGTCCTCGATTGGTCCTCGACTGGCCCAGCCGGAGAGGAACAGGCTTTTGTGATCGCCACGGGTGCCGTCGGTGATGTTTTCCCCCTGGAAGACAGTGGCGGGAGTTCTATTGGGACAGTGAACCTGTTGACCGGGGCAATATCTCTCACGTTTGCCGTACCAGCGGACTTTCCTGTTGCCGGTACGCTGATTTTGGCCTCGGTGAAGTGGGGAGATCCTGTTGTGATCGTTGATGATGGGTACGGGGTGCTTTCCAAGGAGAGTGGTCCTGCACATATCTCCCTGAACCAGAACGGGACGAATGAGATAGACTACGGTGTGGCTGGCGGTCCGGACGATGATTCGGTTGGTGCTGTTGTCCAGTTCATGCTGAAGGCAAGTGATAACCCAAGAAGGGGTCCGGCGAGTGCCTATGCTGCGACCGGAGTCGATGGCACGAATTTCTCCTCGACATTCTACACGAAGGCGATGGAGTCTGGCGCTGAGTTTGAGATGGATGGTGGCGACGACGGTTCTGCTCTCACGAGGAGCTCGATCAGTGGTGCTGCCCTCGCTGCCGAGTACAAGGGGCTGTACGCTCTGGACAAGGTTGACGAGATGATGAACATTGTGGTTCCTGATTTCTGCACAGACCTTTTGGTTTGTGGCGACGTCATGGATTACTGCGAGGCAAGAAAGGATCGCTTCGGTCTTTTCTGTGTGCCAGAGGGGTTGACTTACGCCCAGGGTGCAACTTACCGGAAGGCAAATTTTGCCGGGCTCCACAACCGGACAGCGATGTACTGGAACCATATCAGGATCACCGATCCTGTGACCCTGAAGTCGAGGCTTCTCCCGAACGTGGCCCATGTCGCTGGTATCATTGCCAGGACAGATGGAGCCAAGAACGTGGCGAAGGCTCCTGCTGGGATGGTTGATGGTGCGCTTCGGTTCTGTGAAGGGCTCGAATTTGACCCGACGAAAGAGCAGGTCGGTGTTTTGACTTCGGCCAGTGTCAATGCGTTGGTGCAGTGGCCGTTCACTGGCAGGTGCGTCTGGGGTGCCCGCACGATGGCTCCTGTGAAAGACCAGGAATTCATCCAGCAGATTCGTACCTTCATGTACGTTGAGCGAGCCGTCTACAACAACACGTGGGGCACCGTGTTCGAGAACGCCAGCGCTGGGCTTGTGGCGAAGACCGTGAAAGAGCTGGAGAACTTCCTCCTGAAGTTGTACGGCAAGGGATACTTCAAGGGCAGCACGCCTTCCGAAGCCTTCTCTGTCAGTGGCCGAGTCGTCGGTTCTGGCACTGCCTATGACATTGGCATTGCGACCACGAAGCCGAACGAGTTTTCGACCTTCACGTTCATGCCGAAGAACTAAGGAGTAGAGATGTCGAAAGCTCCAACAATGCTGCCAGACTTCATCGTCCAGGAATTCAATGACGGTGCCGGTGGCGGGACTCTGGGCACTCTCACGGGGATAGCCCCGGACGGTACCCTCGATGACGTAGAAGTCGGATCCCCGTACTATAACGGGCGAGTCTGGAAGTATAAGGAGTGCATGGACGGTGGAAGGATTGTCTCTCCAGAGTCTGCTATGTTGGTCCGGTCGATTTCTTTTGCAGCTACCGGGACAACTGCCCTGAGTGTTTACATGGAAGATCCCAATGCCCCGGCAGGGCAGCTTGTTCCGAAAGTGATGAACAGTGCGGATCTTGATTACACGAGTGGCGCTATAGATCCTTCAACGGGCCTGTATTGGGCACCGCCGGGAGGGTTACTAGTCCCTCCTGGCTGGTTTTTCTACGTGAAGACCATCGGGAATATGTCGAAGCCTGGAGCTTTGGTCGTGCGGATCGATGGTGGTTGGGGCGTTCACATTGGACAACTGTACCAGTAAGAGGAGAACGATATGGCCAGAGCAGCGAGCACAGATTTTCTTCAGAGTTTCCGGTTTCACGTCGCACTGATTGAGGCTGCGGGCGAGTATAACCCGCTTCAGCCTTCCGGCATTATTGACGACTTGTACGTTGGTGGCGAGGCTGGGTTCCAGAGTGTAACCCTTCCCGAACTGTCGGCGGAGCCCGTCGAATATCGTGAGGGCACGTGGAAGTACACCAAGAAGTTCGTTGGTCCTCCCACGGTGTCTGACTCGACTTTGATTCGTGGAGTGACCTCGAAGGACACTGCGTTCTTCCAGTGGGCGATTGCTGCCATCAGTGGTGGTGAGTACCGAGTCGATCTCGATATTCAGCAGTTTGCCCGGACGGACCTTGCCGGAGGCGGCGATCCTAGCGAGATGTCTGAATTGCCGTCGCAGGTTTCTCGGTCCTATATCTGCCACGAGTGCGAGCCGACCCGTTGCAAGCCAGGTGCTGACATGGATGCGACTTCCGGGGAAGTCTCGATGCAGGAAGTCGACTTCGCCTTGGAATGGTTCGAGGTCAAGTCGAATACACCGCTTGACGGATCGAATATTCTACCGCAGGCGTATGCTACCGAGGCAACCGAATAGTCGTTGATTCACCGAGGGGGCTTTCTTGGCACGCAGCAGACTACTGGACTGGCTCCAAGACCACACGTTTTGGGTCACAGATATCTCGCTGAGCAAGAGGGCTCCCTTCTTTGCCCTTGGTGGCGTTCTCTACGGTTACTCGACCGCTTCCTCTCCAGAAATCACGTTTGAGTCTGATTCGGTGGTCCAGTATGCGGATCAGTACGATGAGCATTTCGGTACGAAAGTGACGGTGAGCCCTATCACGTTGACCCGTGGTTCGACTTCGATAGACAGTACAATGTGGCAGTGGATTATCCGTGCCTCAATGGGCCTGGATCGTGTCGAGAGGGACTTGTTGTTGATTCACTTGTCCGGGGTTGCGCTGGTGGGTGACACGAACAATGCAGGAGCCCCTTCGATGGCAAGTGCTGTTCCGGGTTCCGGTTTGGCCGAGGTAGTGAGGACGTTTGGGAAGGGGTGGGTACTCCACGGGTGCCTTCCGGTTCGCTACAAGGCCGGCTCTGATTTCGATGCGAAGAGTGGTGAGGTTTCGATCCAGGAACTTGACGTGCAACCAAAGAGGATTACTGAATTTTCTTTAGATCCGCTCCTTTTGCTGGACGTATAGTGGACGTAAAGTTATGATGGCTACTGGAATTGGGGGACGAAATGAAGTCTTTTAAGAGCAGAAAACTTGTTGTGTTTGGTGTTGTGTTTGTCCTTGCGGTCTTGAACAAGATTTTCGAGATCGTGGATCTGGACACGCTCAATGCCATGGTGGCGCTAGTAGTTGGCTGGCTGGTATCGCAAGGGATTGCCGATGCCGGGTCCAGGGATGTAGCGGTGAGTGCGGAGAAGGCTGCCGGGACCGTGGTTGATGCTGTGAAGCCTGGGTTATTGACTGAGGACAAATGACGCAATCGATTGCGCAAAGGGAGATGACATGCGAGATGTGATTGGTAGGATTGAAGAGTTGGCTGAGTCGAGGATCTCCGGTGCTGTGTCGATTTCCGGTATGGCTGGGAAAGAGAAGGCCATTGCGCAGAAGATGTTTGATAAGGGGTATCGTTACATCCTGTACCCTGCGAAGGGAGAGAGCAACCCTGCTCCTTTGTACGCCAAGACTTTGCGGGATGCAGTCGAGATGATGAAGGATCTTGGCAAGGGTGCCAGGGGTGCTCCCCTGGAGGAGTGACATGCGTGACGTGCTGAAAGACATCGAGGCCATGCTTGAGGGTGCTCCGTCGAAGAACCGGAAGTCGATTGCCGGGGATCCGGGGCGTGTCTCTCGTGCCGGGGCAGATATCTTTCATGCGACAGATGTCACGATTCGTGTGAACCTCGGGGTTGCGGACTTGAGGAAGTTGCTTGCGGGCAAGGATCTTGAGATTGATGCGAAGGATGTGAAGAAACGAGACAACGAGTCGAACGTCTACCGTGTCGTGCTTCGGTACGGTGGGCGTGGCGTACCTGAATTTTAGGATACTGATATGCGAGAGATCATCGAAAGGATCGAAGAGTTGGCTGAGGCTGTTCGGTTCGACACGTCTGACTGGGAAGGGAGCAACTCGGGCAAGAACCCGAGGGGCAGTGGTGGCTGGATGTTCAGTATGGGCAAGAACCCCAGGGATAGCGGTTTCGTAGCCAATGGGCCGTACATTTGGATGTGCCGGGCAAGCAAATACACCGACGCCAAGAAGAAGGCCAATAAGGAAGCGAAGTCTCGCGGTGTCGATGTCGTGTATGTCCTTGCATAGTCCCTGGGAGTCCTGGGCTGTCCGTGAAGGTCGTTTTGGGATGTTTTGGGGTGCTTGTGTGTGTCTGGTTGTTTCCGTCCGCTGTTGAGGGCGTGGAGGCGTTCGGTGGTGCAAAAAGTAAAGATTCGGCACGTTATGGAGTCCACTACGTCTGCTTCCGTGGTAGCCCTTTTCCATGGCGAAACGCAGGTTGCTTGGCCCGACCTTGAGTGGCCCTTCCGAATGAATCAGGTAAGCAAGCAGAACGGCCTTGAAGCCCTGAAGGCGATGCCTGATTACAGCGATCGTATGGATGCCAAGATAGTTGCTGTGGCCGATGCCATCATTGCGGACGGTGAGCGGAACCTGACTGCTCCCGAGAATCGCAAGATGAGTGAATTGTTGCGTGACCTAGATGCTTCGAGCAAGAAGCACCGGGAGGGGAGATGACGACTACTGCGAACATAGCGAAGATTCCTGTTGGGCTCTCTATCATTGTCCGACGAGATCGACCGTTCTATACCGTTCCGAAGTTCAAGTACGGGACCGGCAAGAAGAACGCCTGGGGTTATCCTGTCCCAGTCGAACGCAATCCTTGACAAACGTGTAGTGAAGTGTTAGTTTGTGTGTATGGCGACGCTTACAATGGAGGTGTGTCATGCGAACGAACGACGAGATCCGTGAGGCTGTGAAGTACGTGAAGTCCCTGTACTGTTACGACTTCATCGAGGATAGGGCTGCTGTGATCGCCCTGGAAGTTCTGGAGCGAAGGTTGAATTTGGTTGGTGAACGCTCTGTTGGTGAACGCTCTGTTGGTGGGTGAGGCATGCAGGTTTGCACGAGGGAAGTAACTGTTGCCATGGTTCGTGTACCGTCTTCGTCCGGCAAGGATGTTTACACGGTGAAGGTTATTGGTGACGCTGCTGTGTCGTGTTCATGCCCTGGGTTCACTTATCGGGGGAAGTGCAAGCATTTGGCTGTATCGAGGGATGCTTGTGGCTGGAACGAGGGTTGCGATGACAAGCAAACTGGGAGACAGCACCAGTTGCATATTTGTCCTCGCTGTGGTGGTATCACCGATAACGTGTTGGCTGAGAGTCGTGGAGGTTGAGGATGACTGAGAAGGTCCAGTTGTTGACGTACAAGGAGGCCATGCTTGATGGTTTGTACGAGACTATCAGGATAGTGATGCCTGGGATTCAATACCCTGCGTTGCGTAGCATCTTCGGGGAGGGGTATGATGTTGGGGATGCTGTTCTGTTTTTCATGCGCCCCAAAGACCCGCAGGAAGGTGGCGACGGGTTGCGGTTCTCGTTGGCAAGTGCAAGTATTGCCCGAGTGAAAGATGAGCCGTTTGCTTGGCACGTGGCTGCTCCTGTTGGCGCTGGAGTCAAGATTCGGTACGTGGCCTATCGTGCCTCGGAAGTCGACACGGATCGGTTCGACCTTCCTGTGGCTGAGGAGGCTGAAGTTGATGTTGTTGCGAGTGGAGTGTTGGATTTTTCTGCAATGCTGAAGAAGCATAGGGGAGGTACAGATGTCTGAGAAACTGCTTACGTTCGATGAGTCGATGGCTGCTGGCATGTCAGAGCTTGTAAAGGTGCTTGCACCGGGCCAAAAGATGAAGGGTGTGTGTGGCGTATCTGGGGAGAGTTTCAGTGCGGGCGATGCCGTTCTGTTCTATCCGTTTATGATCAAGGTTGATGGTGAAGGAGATGACACGGAGGCCACCTTTGAGATCACCTTGTCAAAGGTCGAGCACTTGCGGACTGCCGGGTATCGGTGGATGAAGAGTTGTGCGGAAGTGGACAAGCCACACCTGTTTGCTTTTCGCGCTTTCCGTGGCGATGGTTACAAGAGCGCCGAGTGCTCCGAAGTGAACTAAGTCCTGCCTCTATCCGTAGTGCCTTGCTTACTCAAATCTTGTGTGGTATATGAGTAGATGCTGAGTAAGGAGGTTGCGATGCGGTTGAATCTCGAAATGAAGAAGGACGTGTACGAACGGTTGCGCACGGCTGCTGAGACTGAGGGAAGATCGTTGTCCGATGTTGTGCGTGTGCTTGTCAACGAGTGGCTTGAACTAACCGAGGAAAAGCACCGGACGAGGATGACTGTTCTCGAAGTGATGCCTGACTACGTGATGGAGGACGGAGATGAGTGATATTGGACGCCCGAATTCGATGGTTGCGAAACCTGGGATCGATCTTCTCGAGATCGAGGGTGAGAACGAAGAAGAGACAGATGCCACCCTACTGGTAAGTCGGTCGGTTGATGATGATTTGGTCGAAGGCAAGAAGGACGTGGAGGGCTGCAATGAGTGAACTTGAAATTCTCGAACCCAGGTCAGGGTTTTTGTCCGGTGAGCTTCCTTGTGGTGCCGTGGTTGACGGCGAATTGAGGACAGATTTTTTGGTTCACGAGATGGACGGTGACGACGAGGATCTCCTTATGGGGAAGGGTCCGATTGTCACGAGGTTCAACAAGATCATCACGAACTGTTCCGAGTCGCTGTGTGGAGTTTCAGACAAGGTGGCGATTGGCCCGATGGTTCATGGTCTCACAGCAGCGGACAGGATGGTTTTGTTGGTTGCTGTTCGTCGTGCGGGCTGTGGAGATATTTACGAGATGGTTGGTGTGAAGTGTCCCGAGTGTGGGCACCGTGCCCGGTATCGGGTGAACCTTGCCGATCTCGAGATCAAGAAGATGCCGAATCCGACCTTGCTGAAGCGAACAGACACGCTGGTCACTGGTATAGTTGTGGACTGGCATATCATGTCCGGCCTGGACGAAGAGTGGATGCAGCGTAAAATCAAGCTCCTGAAGGGCGAAAAGCAGTTGACGGTGGCGCTGGCTGCCAGGGTTGACAAGGTTGATGATGTAGCGATTGATCGTGAGGGTGACTTCAAGGGTGCGATGGATGCGCTTCGCCGGATGAAGTCTCGTGAGCGGAACAACCTTCGTACTTTGTTCGAGATAGAAGAGGGCAGTATCGACCTGAAGTTGGAGTTTGTGTGTAGTGGTTGTGAAGCCCCGTTCTCCGGCCAACTGGCCGTGGCGCAGAAGAATTTTTTCTTCCCTGCGGAAATGTCGAACAGTTAGAAGAAGACGTCTTCTTTCTGAGCGAGTATTGGCATATTCCGCCTGATCAGGTAAGGTCGATGAGGTATTCTTTTCGACGTCGTATGGTGATGCGTAAGGAAGAGTTGGAGCGCAAGCGGAAGCAGATGCAGGGTACACCGGCGAGGACGCCACGATAATGCAATCGATTGCGTGAGGTTCCGGGATGAGTCTTCTTGGTTTCAGTTTTGGGTTTGGTGCCAGGGACGAGGGTCTGCATGGTGCGATGTCTTCCGCTACTGGCCAGCTTGGCGGCCTAAACGATGCCATGGGAGATATCAATACCACGGCGAAAGAGAGCAAGTTGGGCACCTGGATTCAGGGTATCCAAAGCATGCAGCTCAGTGGGATTCAAGATTCCATAGAGAAGCTCACTGGCGGCGCTGTCAACCTCACGAACGGTCTAGAGTCTACCTTCAAGTCAATGCGTGTAGAGATTGCTCCGACCGTTGCGCAGATGGGCCTGTACGGTGCGGCTGCTGCTGAAGCCAAGAGTGAGATCATGGGGATCGCCTATGCGAGTCAAATCTCAGCGGACCAGGTTGCGAAGACTTACCGTGCGCTTCATTCGGCTGGTACTGGCACAAAGGAAGTGTTCGAGTCGATGGGATTGTCGCTTGCCGACCTCACGAAGCTGGAACAGACCACCGGGATTGATACTGAGAATTTGGCTTCGCAGATTGACAACCTTGGGACGTCGTACGGTTTCAGCAAAGAGCAAATGGTTGAATACTTGGACGAGTTTACGGCGAGTGCTCAGAAGGCTGGAGTGGCCCATGTAGCGTTTGCGAAGATGGACAGTATACTTGCTGCCCTGGACGACCAGTTGGCTGGTTCTAAGTGGTTTGCGGACATGGATCTAGAATCCCAGACCAAGCATATCAAGGACGTGTCCCTGGGTATCGTTCAGTTGTCCGGGTTGTTCCAGCGTATGGGCAAGACGCCGGAGGAGGCCATCGAGGCGTCGGATGCTTTCTTCAAGCAGTTGGCGGACGGTGACAAGACGATGAGCCGGATGCAGACCGGCCTGGATTCGGTTGGTGAGAACTTCACTGCCCTGGCTGAAAGTGCTGGGGTCGAGATGTCTGCGGACATTTTCAAGCAAGACCCGAGAAAAGCTCTGGATAACCTCGTGAAGATCCGAAATTCCATGATTGGCGTTGGGAAGGACACGACGAGGTTTGATCAGCAGATGGAGAACATCCTTCCGGGCTTCTCGTTCCTGGCTTCGGGGCTTAGTTCGGGCAAAATTGCTATGGACGATTTCGCCTCTTCGTCGAAGGACGCTGCTGGTGCCCTGAAGAAGATGGGTGATGCCGGGTTCGAGAACCCGTTGACGGACGAAGACAAGTTGCAACGTGTGAAGGATCGGTTTGATTCGTTGCTGTTGAGTGTCGGTGGCGGCGGGAAGAGTTTTCTGCGTCAGCAGACCAAGGTGTACGGGCAGGTCGGCGATGCGATCGAGGAGCTGGCTTCCGATGAGAAGTGGGGGCCGTTGACGAAAAGGTTTGCGCTTGCTGCCAGGGTTGGCAACACGGCTTTCTTCCTCCCTATCAACCAGAGTGCAAAGGACTTCGGGGCGTCGATTGAGTCTGTGACCGAACAGTCAGGTTTCTTTTCGAGGAAGATGGCTGCTTTTCAACAGTTTGGTTTCGCTGGGATGTTCGTGGATGTATCTCACGGCGTCGACGAGATGAAGGATAGTGTTGGTGCAGCCAACGAGAAAGTACAGAAGATGCTTGGGCTCGTGGAGCTTATCAAGATCAACCTGGATACGTTCATGCCCGTAGCGATTGGCCTTGTAGGATCGCTCTGGGGGCTCCACAAGGTAGCTGCGATTCTTTCTCCAGTGCTGGGTGCCCTGTCTAGTGCCATGGGTTTGATGATGAAGACTTCAGCAGGCCGGGGCGCTGTCTCGTTCCTGAAGTTCTTTGGTCCTGCAGGGCTGATTGTTGGTGCCGTTGGTGGCACGGCTTACGCCTTGGTCAAGTATGGGGATGAGATCGAGAAGTTTGCGGTCGATTCCTTGAAGAGCATGACGAAATGGCTTGACGGCGTTGACGAGTGGCTGTCCGGGTTGGACGGTGCAGAGATTGCAAACGACCTGATTGATACCGTGGTTGGTTGGTTCAGTGATATTCCCGGAACGATTGCCAAGATATTTTCGTTTGGCGATGGCAGCGAACTCGGTGGGGCAGCTTCTGCGTTTGGAAACTCCCTTGTCTCTGTTGTCACGAAGGGCTTGAACGTGCTTTGGGATTTCTTTTCCACGCTGGGCACCAGGATAGCATCGAAAGTCATGGAGGTGGACTGGTCTGCCCTTGCCGAGAGTGCGTCTGCCGCTGTGACCGGTGCGTTCAGCGATGCCTCTCAGTTTATTGGGCAAGGGGTCGATTGGGCGAAGGGGATGGTGGATTCGATCAAGGCCACGGACTTCTCGAAGATTGGTGCGGACCTGCAAGTGGCACTGTCCCCGTTCGTTACTGCCCTTGTTGACTTCGTGAAGAAGTTGCCTTCGATGATGCTGAAGTATTCGCTGAAGGTGTCCGAATTGGTTGACATGGTTCTGCCCAAGATCAGTGAATTGAGTAGTGAGTTGCGTCGGTGGATGGGTACGGCGGCGAAGAAGTTTGAGGAATTCTTGGGTGGCCTGTTCGATGGTGTTGGGGATAGTGCTGAGGGGTTCTTTGCTGACTTCGATTGGGAGTCGATGTTCTTGGCGGTATGGGAGCAGGTTCTGAATGTAGGGAAGATTCTTGGGGTTGTAAGCAAGTTCTTCCTGGATGTTGCCGCTGGTGTCCTGGACTTCGCTCCAATGTTGCTGAAGGGGCTCTGGGGAGTCGTGAAGTTTGCTCTTGATGGTATTGTCACCGGCCTTGCGAATCTGGTTGACTTTATCGTTGAGCCACTGTTCGAGGCTCTCGGCTTCAAGAACATCAAGATTGGGCAGTGGTGGCTGGACGAGGTATGGGAGCCGTTCAAGTTGATATTGGACGGGCTTGCAGATGTAGCGATTGGCCTATTCGAGTCCCTCTTCATGGGTCCGATCAACATGATTCGTGACTGGTTCGCCGGAGAGAAGAGTCTTGGCGAAGGCTTCATGGAGTATATCTGGAATCCTCTTGTGAACACTGTCGCAGGCTTGTTTGGGGTGCTTGAGGATTTGTTTGACTTGCTCATTTTCAAGCCGTTGAATTGGCTCTGGGATCAGTTCAAGTCTGGCCTGTTCAACCTGGGTGCGTTGTTCGAGGAGAACGTGTGGAATCCGTTGATGAGCTTCTTTGGGGGCGTAGGTGATGCTGTGTCGTCTTTTTTCAAGGATGTCGTGGTTGACCCGTTGCTGGCTGCTTTGAATGTGATTATAGATACTTACAACAGCATGTCAGGCTTCCTGGGTCTGAGCAAAAGGGATAATCTGAGATTCGGCATTGACGGTGATCTCGAATGGTTCGACAGAGAAAAGGAGAACATCAAAGAGATCGACAGTGAAATGAAGAAGCTGGCGATTGTCAATGCGGACACGACGTGGGAGCCAGTACAGGATCCGAGGATGAGTAAACATGCGGATCCTACGTCTGGCCTTGTTCCTGTGAGCCCGTCTGCGGCTGCTTTTGGTGGGTATGATGGGAGGAAGAAGAAGCCGGACTTTGAGTTTGGTTATGGGTTCGGTGATCCTGTTGACGCTGGAGAGTCTGCTGCGAAGGGCTATATAGCTGGATACAGGAACGGGGACGTGGTTGGCAATGTCCAGGATGTGCTCCAGGGGGTTGATGACCAGTTGCCACATTCCCCGCCGAAAGACCCGAAGTCCCCCCTTCGTGGCCTGGAAGATGCTGGTGTTTCGACGATCGAGATGTTCGTGTCTGGTATGGAGTCGGCAGAGTCGATGTTGCTTGATGCCACCAGGGAGCTTTTCGGGATGGTTGGTCTTGTCGGCAGTGAGGCGATGTCCGGGGCGATAACCAGCGATCTCGGTAGTGTCATTGAGGCGTTGACACTGGAGATTGAGAAGCAGTTCGAGGATCTTGGGTTTTCTGCCGGTAGTTTGTTCGTGGAGGGTGCCGAAGAGTTCGTCAGTGATCGTGCAAAGATGTTGACGAAGAAGTTTGCGTCTGCGATTGCGGCTGGGGTTTCCACGATTGACCAGAGGAACCTTGAGGTCGGTGACAGCGTGGTGAAGTTGAACCTGGACGGTGCGGATCTGATTGTGAGTTCGATCGCCCAGCAAACGAAGGTCTTGTCCATGCACCTGATTGACATTGGATCGAAGATTGAGAAGACCAACGAGTTCCTGGATCACAAGCGTGGCGGTGCGGTTCGGATGAGGGTGGTGAGCTAATGGCACGTATCGGACTGGCAAGCGGAAGGAGCAGTTGGTTGCGGCATTGTGAAGTGACTGTTGCCGACGTACCCCGGAGCCCGATTTCCGAGCCGGCCAAGACGAGTTGGTTTGGGATGTTCGTTGGTGACGAGATCGAAGAGAACAGTGATGACTTCGAGTACACCGTTGACTATGGCGAGCGGCTCCCTGCTTTGGCCGAGCGGTTCTATGGTGATCCGCTGGCGTGGTGGGTACTTGCGAAGCGGAACGATATATGGTTGCCGGATGTCCAGGTCTATCCTGGGTTGGTTCTGATTGTGCCGGACCCGAAGTATGTAAAGGATCGCTACCTCGGTTCGGCGCAATCGATTGCGCAGCGGGGTTGACATGCCCCACCCGAGTTTTCTCCAGAGCCAGCCATTCATCAAGATCATCGAGTCCAGCAAAGACAGCAATGGCAATGTCGTACTGACAGACAACGTGCTGTCTCCCAACGAATTCCCCTTCGTTTCGGGTGTGACCATCGTGCAGACCGGGACAGATGTAGATGTCCAGAACGGCGTGAACATAGAGTTGTCCCTTGACATGCCGTACGAGGAAGGAATCGCCTTGCTGAGTGGGGAGTATGGCGGATTGATCAAGAATGGGAACGTGTTGGTTGTTTCCCTCGGGTACAGGGACGGTTCCGGGATGGTTACTTCGAGTTTCTCGGGTATCGTGACCGATGGAGGGAGTGGGCTTACGCTCGGGCCGGAGGGTTTGAGTGGTTCGATTCGTGCGACGTGTGCTGCGACCCAGACCCAGTATAGTGAGACGTTCACGGACAAGTTTTTTGCAATGGGGCCGGAACAACAACTGGTCTATCTGGCGAAGAAACAGGGTTATTCGACCGTAAATGTTTCCAATGAGGCGTCAGGTACTCTGGATTTGGTCGAGCCTGTGAAGTTCAATGGGCAGATGTCGTATGTTGGTGCCCTCGAGAAGCTGTTGCGCCATTTTGGTTTGGTTGCGACCGCTGGGCCGATTGCTGAGGGTGGGGCTTCTCCAGTGGTTCCTGTGGACGGTGAACTGGTCTTGAGCGTGTATTCTCCTGGAGCAGAGACTCAATCGTTGCTTCCTGTGGTCAAGTTTGGGCTTCGTGGCGACATGAGCGATGGTGAGACTTGGCCTATTCTTGCGTGGAACCCCGAGGTCAATGCTGCCAACTTCAACGTGACGCAGGTCAGTAGTGGTGCGAACGCCTCGGTAGTGATGTCCGGGATAGACAAGAACGGGGAGATCCTCGTGTGTGCCGTGAACCCCGCCGCCACCGACACTGCCAGGACGATGAAGAACAGGAAGTCTGGTCCGACCGGGCTGTCCGATATGGCTGGCACGCAGCAGGTCGATGTTCAGGTCGATGGTGCTGGGGAAGTCAACGCCTCGAGTGCTCTGAGTTCGTTGACGCAGGAAGGAACAGATGGAGTGAACGTGGCCGGGATGCGCATGGGTTTGACTTCCTCCGAGAACGCAACGGTGGAGGGGAGTGTTGGTCTGCTGAAGCGGATGATTCTTCCGTTCATTACAGGCACGCCAGTTGGCCTCACGACACTTGGTTGTCCCTTGGTGACTTGCGGGACGATGATCGAGATATTTGGCGTTGGAGATTATCTGAGTGGCAACTATCAAGTGAAAGAGGTCACGCACGCATGGACGCCCGGTTCCTGGGAGACAACTTTGTCAGCGTTTGCCCAGTCGAAGGCCGGAAGTGCTGGTGATGCCGTGAAAGGAGTCGATTGATGGTTGATCGGAAAAGAGTTGAAGACCCGGCTGGGTGGTTGCGTGACCAGATTCGGATATATGGTCTTGAGCATGTGACCGGCAGGTACTATGGGAGCTACCGGGCAATCGTGGTCAGCAATGCGGATCCTGAGAATCGTGGCAGGGTTCGGGTTATGTGTCCTGCTATTGGGCACACGTCGAAGAGTCATGTCCCGAGTGACCTATGGGCGCTTCCGATGTCGGACGGGTTGTCTGCTGGAGGCATGGGTGAGTTGGCCGGGCAGATGAAGGGCGTCTTTTTTCCTCCCGAGGAGTTCGATCAGGTCTGGGTCGAGTTCGAGGGTGGTGATCCGGCAGAGCCGAGATACAAGGGTGGCTGGTTGCGTGGTGAAGGCAAGTCCGAGATCAAAAGCAACTACATGCCTGGGGTTGATATGCGTAGCGGCCCTGGAGAGCCCGTGAAGAAGCGTGGGATGCGATCGCCGGTTGGGCACTCCGTTGTTATGGACGATGCGACTGGGAGTGTCGTGGTGAGCCGTGGGGCCAATGGCAATCCTACCGGTGACATGATAATTATTCAGGACAGCCAGATCGTGATTACTACAGCGAATGGTGACACGCTGGTTGTTGGTGACGGAAGAATCACTGCTGTAGCGAAGGATAAGAGTTCGTTTTCGATTGGTGAGGACGGTGCCTCGATTACAAATGCGAGTGGGACCACGATCGGGATGAAGGGCAAGAGTATTTCGATGGTGGCGGATGGTGACGTGAATATAGTTGCAGGTGGCGGCATAAAGTTGCGTGGTTCGAGTGTGTTGCTTGGGAAGGGTCCGGTGTATGAGCCGATGGTGACGGGTCAGACCTATGCGACAATGTGGGCGATGCACACGCATATAGCAGCGACACCGGGCACACCGACGTCCCCGATGGTTGGTGCTCCGTTAGTCCCGATGATGGGATTGAATCCGAACGTGAAGATTTCAAAGGTGTGACATGGGTTGCTGTATCAGAGTTCCTGAGTTTGCGCTTCCCTCGGTGCCCATTCCTGGGTTGCCAAGCATTGGTTTGCCAAGCATTGAGTTGCCGAGCCCGCCTTCTTTGCCAGAGATTCCGGGGCTGTCTTTGTCGGTTGCGCTTCCCTCTGTTCCTGTTCCTGGGTTGCCGAGTATAGGTTTGCCGGTGATTGACCTTCCTGTGGTGGTTGTGCCTGGAGTTTCTGTCTCGGTTGCGTTACCCTCTGTGCCAGTGCCAGGGCTTCCTAGTATTGGGCTTCCTGTCATTGAACTACCAGACTTGCCGACCATGAAGTGTCCGGCTTCATGCGTGACGGAGGGATAATGAAGTTACCTCGAAGCGTCCCGAGCAGTGCGAAGGGCATGGCCTTTCCTTTTGGTTCGTCCGATGGTGGTACGCCGGGCACTGTGACTGGAGCCGAGGCTATCCTGAGCAACGTGAAGTCTCTCATGGGGATTGCCAAAGGGGAGCTTCCGATGCGGCCAGACGTTGGGACGATAGTCAACGATTTCGTGTTCGACAACATTGACCCTTTGCTTGAGGCTCAGATCGTGTCGGAGGTGAGGAGGCTTGTGTCTGTCGGGGAGCCACGAATGGATGTTCTGGCTGTTCTCGTGAAGGGAGCAAGGAGTGATGGGTTGTCTGGGACAGACGTTGAGGTCCACTACGACATACCGGGGCTCAAGAGCGGTGTGCTGACAACTCCAATAGGGACGTGAGGGAGTCATGGACGACAGATATAGATTTTCGGTGGATCAGGAGCCTTTGAACCAGATCCAGTTTGCTGCAAAGGACTTTCCTTCGTACTACGATGCCCTTGTGAGAAGGCTTCGGGACGAGTTTGGCGATCTTTACAACGAGTATTCTGACTCAGCTATGGCGATGATTCTGACACACTTGATGGCTTACGGGTTGAGCCAGTTGAGTTGGTATCTTGACCGGACGGCGGGCGAGTCGTACCTGGATACTGCGAAGACGATGACCGCTGTGACGATGCTGTCAAGACAGATCGGGTACAAGGTCCGGCCTGCTTCTCCGTCGACCGGTGACATTGCTGTCGAGTTCGATGCGACGGCTGCATACGGGAAGATCCCGACAGGGTTCCGGTTCGGTGGTCCGGGAGGGCTCGAGTTCATCGCTACTGCGGACGTGATTGTTCCGGCAGGCAGCACGAGTGCCACGGTTGGTGTGACTGAGGGCCGGAAGCGTAGTGTTAGTTTCGTCTCGAGTGGTGAGCCGAATCAACGGTTCGTTTTGAGTGGTGTGGACGGTGAGGACACGTTCCTGGCAGATTCGAGTGTGCGGTTGCTGGTGAACGGTGCTGAATGGGCCGAGAGCGACTTCATAGACTTCGAGAGGACAAATCATTTCGAGGTTGTCTACACGACCGCTCCCCCGTTTGTGCAAGTAGGGGATGGTTCCGCTGGCAACATTCCGCCGATTGGTGCGGACATTCGGGTGGAGTACAGGATTATCAGTGGTGCGACTGGCAACGTGAAGGCGGGTGCCGTGTCGAGTGCGCTTGATTCGTTCAAGGTTGGAGGCAGCTCTGTCGCTTTCTCTTCTGTGTCGAATTCGGGCGGCACAAGTGGCGGTACGGACCCGGAGAGCAGAGAGAGCGTGAAGCGTTTGGCACCAAAGGTTTTCAAGGCGTCTGAAGCAGCCGTTCTCCAGACCGACTATGAGGCTCTGGCTTCGTCGTTTTCGGATCCGACGTACGGTTCGGTAGCTGTTGGGTTTGCAGCTTGCATCCGTGATTCCTTCCTCGATTCGGAGCTTTCGACGTTCATTGACAATGCCGAGGCCGCTGCGAATAGTTGGGTGAGTCTGATTGGAACCTTGACCGGTTCGTCTGTTCCGACGCAAGTTTCTTCGATTGCTTCGAGCGTTGCTGAGATTGCCGTGTCTGTTGCCGGAGTGACCACTGTGAACGCTGCGTTGTATTCACTGGCAACGACTGGAGAGTCAAGTGCTATATCTGGCAAGTCGTTGGCTTCAACAGTGATGGCCTCTGTGGATTTGGTCGATGATCTCCTTTCTTCGGCTATCACAGACATCTCGAATGGTGACTATGGTGATGCGACGACGAAGCTGACCACTTCGAGGCACCTTCTCTTGGAGGCAAGCACGAGTGCGTCTTCGATGTCGGCACTTTTCGGCACGCTTGCGACGAGCTTTTACGAGGTGTATTCGGAGCACTATGCAGACCTTGCCACGTATGCCGGGGAGATTTCTGCTTCGGGGGATTCGATCACGAGCGCCACAGATATGATTACGATCCTGCTGTCCACGGCGGACTATTCCTCTGGAGTGTACGGCGCTGCTGTGACAGGCAATCTCCAGAGCGTTGACACTTACCTGAAGACGTACTTTTCGAGCGACTGCAAAGCCAATGTGGTGGAGGTCCGTGCTCTTGTGAAGGACGTTGACGGGTTCTACACCGGACCCTCGACGGGGCTTGTAAGGGCTCTACAGTCGCACCTGGACGGAATAAAGGAAGTGACGCATCAAGTGTTCGTCCATAGTGGTTCGGATGCCTTGCTGGAGTCTGTGCTTGTCCTGAAGGTCTTGTACGACCAGACGAAGGTGAAGGACGAGGTGAAGGCGAATATCCAGACGGCCATATACGCTTTGCTGCGTGACCGGTATTTTGGTGAGCCCCTGTACGTGGACGATGTTTATACAGTGCTTGATTCAGTGCTTGGGATTGGGCACGTGACCGTGGCCATTAGTGGGCCGGTTGACAGGCTTGACGATGATGGCAACCTGATTCCCCTCGAGCTTGAAGTTGTGACGAAGGGGACACTGACTATCCTAGAGGTGACTTGATGACCGAAGAAACGACAAGAATGGGGATTCCTTACCCTTCCGAGAATCAAGAGTCGTGGTATGACGCCTTCGAGTCAGCGATGACCCAGTTGGATACTGCCATTTTCGCCGGGTTCGAGCACAGGAATCATGCGTTGTACGGTGGTGGCACGATTTCGTGGCAGTTGGTTGGCACGGAGTGGCGGCTTGAGTGGACAGACGATCTGGTAGTGATGTCCCCGGCATACGGGCAGAAGATTTCGATTCCTGCGTCGTCGTCCCCGGTGGTTGTTCCGAGCGGTTACTTCGCCTATGTGCAGGTTCCTGTTGGTTCGACTGTCGAGGCTAGTATCGTCACGGTCGAGTCGGCCTCACAGATTCCGATCGGCAATGGTGCGATGGTTCTGGGTTTCCATGACCCAGAGACAGATGCTTTTGTCTGGAGGACCGGGCTTGTCCTGACTTCGGGCTCGAGCGTAGCGACTGGTGTGTTCCCGATGACGGTGATCAACGTCGTAGATGGGAACGCTGTGCAGATCAACGGGAAGGATCTGTGCTCTGGCACGCTGGCACCCTCAGACGAGGATATTCTGAGGTACGATTCTGCGACCGGGAAGTGGTGTAACGAGACTCTTCCGACACCTGCACCATCCCCGAACTACCATACAGCGAAGTACATTGTTGGGAAGAATTCAGCCTGTGAGTACAGCCCGTATGGGGCTTCCGGCAAGCAGTATATCCAGGACGCCATTGACGATGCTTACATTGAGGTGAGTGTCGGGTTTTCCGATGGTGCTGTGGTGTTCGTGCAGGAGGGGACGTACGATGAGGACTTGGTTTTCAAGCCAGGCGTGAGCGTGGTCGGGGCTTCCCCTGCTGTGAGTATTGGCGGGGTGTCGCACTACAGGACGACGATTGAAGGGAAGCATGAGGTGACACCGTACCTGCTTGATCCGTCTGTGGCGAAGGATTCGTTTGCGGACGTGTCGATTCTGTTTGAGAACATTAGGTTCAAGTATTCGCCGGTGACACCTGTGCTTGGGGACGTTGTTTTCGAGTTCCTGGATCACACCCCGGTAGGTGGCGAGGTTGGAGTCCATGTCGTCACGTTCATGCGGTGTTTCCGTGACGAGACAGAGATTGATACTGGCACCGGTGATGTTGTCCAGTCGAACACGACGAGGTTTCTGGAAGTCGACTGTGGCCAGTGCGCTGCCGATGTTGAGTTCATTCATACCCACGTGACCGGTGGGAGCGGAGATGCCCTCGGGACGTACGACGGCAAGGGCGGACCGGTATACATGGACAACGAGAGTACGTTGGTGCTGAGGGACAGTTCGATTGGTTTCAAGCAAGCCGATGCGGCTGCTACCCCTGGGTATAGACCATCGATAGGCTTGTTTGACGAGTCCGTCCTTGTGGCGTACAGGTCTTCGTTTGACGGGGCCGTGTGGATGGACGGAGGAGGTGTTGTCCGGGTATCAATGGATGGGTGCGATGTCGTTGGGAGCACGCACTTGTCGAGTGATGATTCGTTCCGGTCCCCGTTCATCTTTGCTGGTGACGAGATTTACCTGGATTTGTGGCGGACCGTTGTGACTGGAGATGAGGGGACCGGTGACGGGCTGTACTATGCCTTTGCTGGTTTGATGACTGGTTCTGGAGGCATGGTTCTCTACAGTGATGTTTTGTTCCAGTCTGCTTCGGGCGCTGCCGCGTTGAGGGCAGGTACGGAGCCGGCCCTTGTGTCTTCGGGTATGGCTGTGAGTGCGCTGAAGTCCACGGTGTCGTCGGGTTCAGACTCTTGGGCTTACCGGTGGGCCGATCCGTCTGTTCACGGCGGCAACAGCCAGCCATCCGGCGGCGGGACGTATAACGGGAAGGATGCTGTTTTTGGTTCAGACGTGAGCATTGCCGGGAAGTTGACTGTGGCCGGGCTGATTGACCCGACCGGGTTGGTTCTGGACGAGCAAGCGTCGGCTCCTGCAGGAGATGTTGCGACGAAGGCCCAGATATGGGTCAAGGATGATGCTGGCACGCAGCGTCTTGTGTATAGGGATGGTGCCGGGACAGAGAAGGTGCTGTCTGATTTCGAGACGAATACGATTTCGAGTGTCGGCGGTGGCCAAAGTGTTGTGAGTGGGAAAGTTGGTTCGGATCTCCAGGTGAAGTCGATTGCCGGTGGTGGCGGTGTTGCCGTGGTTGACGATGCAACGGAGATCACGATCGGGCCGGGTTCGATGGGCATTTACTCTGCGTCCGAGTTGTTCGAGCAGCGGTTCCGGGTTGACCCGGACCTCGAGTGGACAGCGGCTGCCGATGCGCACGGCACGTCTGCTGTCAATTTGAGTCCAGCCGGCCTATTCGGGACCGGGATGCTGAGGTGTGACTCGGGAGCCTTGACGTGGGCAGCGTACACAGCCAATGCCACCGTTCCGGCTGCTGGCCATGACTTTTTGATGTTCGTGAGACTGAGCGACGATCCAGATTTCGATTACGGTGAGGTCTTGTTCGGGATTGGTGCTGCGGACTGTAGTGCGGTGACGAGCAAGATTTCGGATCCTGCTGGCGGTTTTGGCCCATGGGCGGGATTGATGAGAAGGAACGCCTCGGGGACTACCCCGGAGTGGCTTATCGGTTCAGGCGATGCTGTTGGTGCAGAGACAAGCGGTGCGCTGTCTGGGAGCATGTCAGGCAAGTGGTTCTGGTACAGTTTCAACACAACCACGCTGGTCAGTAAGCTGTGGGTCAACCAGTCGTTCAATGGCACACCTAACATTGAGTTTACTTCGCACTTCGGGCCTTCCGTGAATCCAGGTTCGGCGCTGCATCCAGGGATGTGGATGATGAACGTCAATACTGGTTCGGTTGCTGCGAAGTCTGTGCAGGTTGAGTCGCAGAAGATATGGTTCCCTCGTGGCGGTGAAGATTTAGTTTCTGTTCCATGATGCAATCGATTGCGTGAGGTAGTGTTATGCCGGGACAGTCAGGAGATTTCTTCGGGAGCGACCCCTTTGGTGTTGTTGCGTTCGCCAGGCGAGTGCTCTACGGTTCGGTTCCTGGCACGCACAAGGCGATCGACGAGAACAGTGGCGGGCAACTGCGTAGATTCCTTCTTTCGTTCCAGGGCGAACTCGAGGAGATTCGTCGTCGGATCGAGTCCTTGCGTGATCAGCGAGATCCTGTGTTGTGTGACGGCGGTTCGGGTGCGGCAAGTCTGAAAGTTGTTTCGACCACACCGGGGACTTCAACCGTGATTGAAACGGAGATAGCGCACGGGCTCAGTAGTGGAGTTATCGCTACCTTTGCCGGGTGCTTCGCTTATGGGCTGTACGGGAGCCACGAAGTAACCGTGGTGAGTGACACCGAGTTCAGTGTGGACGTGACTACTACGGTGGCTGTTGTCTCGGGTGAGACGACCAGGGTTAGGCTTCGTGACCTGAAGGCCGTAGAGGTGAATGTGACGGCGGCGGAGCTTGTGACAGATGATTCGTTTGGCTTGATGGTCCAGTTCACTGTGGAGCCGGGGACGGATCTGTACCCTGTTGGTCCGGGGTGGAACAGCGCGATGCGGTTCATTGATAGCGATGGGGTTGAGCACACTTTTACGAACGTGGTTGTCCGGCCTCACAGCAGTAATGCCGGGGAATCGGGGAGCGAGAACTACCTGCAATGCAAGACGGGCAGGCTTGCCGGTTCGGGTGCCCATGTTCCAGACGGTCCGGCAGTCTTGCCTTACAACATGATTTTCGTAAGACCGACGATGCTTGAGCACCTTGGTTCTGACTTTGGTATCGAGTTCGACGAGAACGATCCAGAGTTGTTCCAGCGGAACTCCATATCCAACGTCGTCCAGTATCTTCGGAAGCGTTCTGGGAGTGCTGGCTACGCTGCGAGAGGCGATACGATCGGTTTTGATGTTGTTGCGACCGGGCACTATAGGACGCTGGGTGACTACAGTGACATTCCTGCCTCGAAGAAGATCCAGGTCGAGGACAGTGATGACTTTTACACGAGTGTTGACCCGAAGATGCTTCGGTTCGATGAAGTAAGTGCGGACCAGGAGTTCATGGATCCTTCGACGTTCACGGTTCATCCTGTCACAGATGCCCTTTTGTTCGAGGATGGTTCGGTTGATGGCATGAGTCCAGCGATGGCTTGGGCGGAATCTGCGGGGCAGGTCGAGGTGGTTGCCGAGACCCTGTTGGTCCCTGGAGGGTCCGAGCTTGTGGCCATGCACCTTCCGTATGGCAGAATGGTGACGATCCGTTGGACTGGTTCCGACAGGGCGTTTTGGGGTGACATGAGCGGTGGTGTGTTTGCGGTTGTGGAGTCTGGTGTGCCGCTGTGGATAGAGTCTGAGTCGTACAACGAGCCTGCTGGCACGAGTGTTGTGTGCCTGTCTGTGCCGGATTCGGTATCGTTGCCACTGGGCACGAAGACGTTGCGGTACGATCCTCGAGTAGTTGTTGGCATGTCGGAATGGGCGAGGACGCACAAGGTTTCGATCAAGGCTACCCCGAAGAGTACGTTGTTTGATGCGTTGTCCGGGAGCGGTGCCTTGATCAACGATGCGTTCGACCGGCTACTGTCGAAGATGGTTGTGGAGCAGGTGCCTATCCATGCGGAGATCCTGAAGTCGTACCTGGGTGTTTCGATGAGTCTGGCCTTTCCTGTGCCCTCTGTGGCGATGTCTTCGCCGGAGGAGATGTTTGCGATGGTTGCTCCGTTTGCTGCGAGGTTCGATGCTATCCCAGCGGATGCTGCTGTGGTGGACGATGTTGGGCCGACAGTTACCCTTGGAGTGACGGTTACGCCTTGAAAATTTGTGCGATGATGATGTATTGTAGACGCAACTTGAGGTGATCGTGATGAGTGCAAGCGCCGTATTTGTCCAGGACTACAGAACCGAGTTAGCGAAGTTAGCCTCTGATTCGCTGGCTGCGGGCGGTCCCGACAAGATGCTGTTCTATAGCTGGCGTGTTGGTGAGGGCGGGTATCAGGTCGTCGCTGGCAACAAGGTTCCGAAGACCCCTTCGACAAGCATGTCCGGGATAGAGGCTCTGGTAGATTGCGCCACGGCGGTCTGTGCTGTTTCCCATGCTGTGACGGGCGGGTATGCCGAGTTTTTGTTCAGTGGTGGGGAGGTCACGGATGACGGTGCCGGTACTGTCACGATCAGTGTAACCCTTGCGTCGAGTGAAGCCAGCCTGGACGACACGAAGAGCATGTTGACCGGGAACTGCGGCAACGCCCCTGAGTTGTTCGAGATAGGGGTGTACGACGAGAACGGCGTTCTGGTCATTTACGGGACGTTCGACGAGGTTGTCAAGATTAGCGGGAAGACTGTTCAATTCGACATTGTGGTCACATACTAGATAAGGGGACGCGATGAGTACAACGCTGCTGAGTGTGAATCAAGA